GTATCAATTTGATTAGCTTTACCTTTTAGTTTGCCTCCGAACATTCCCATGATCTCTCCGAGTCCCATGCCTCCGCCTGATCCTCCGGCTAACTCGGCACTGCCGATACCTGAGCTTCCGCCAATTGAGCCTGCGCCCATCGCCATCATCGTTGCTGGATCTGCCATATCTTACTCCTTATGTTATGCGAATCCGCCACCAAGAAAACTCCCTGCTGAAGCTCCTCGTTGACCACCAAATATTCCACCTAAAGCACCAAACGCTCTTCCCATTCTTCCAGATCTCTCTGCATCTCTTTGTGCTTGCATCTGTGTCTTAGCTAGTTCGCCTGCTATTCTTTGTCCAAGTATCCCTGTCTCTGTACCAAGTGCCTGATCTCTTGCTCTGTCTCTTCTTGATTGCTCGTTTGCCAGATCTGACCTTAGTGCTCTAGATCTAATGTCTCCGAACTCTCCAAACAATCCTTGCTGACTTTGAATCCCTTGCTGTTGAGATGCTCTTGCTAATCGCTCTGATCCACCCCTACTGCTACCACCAAACATTGCTTGATTAGATAATGCAGTTGATAATCCAGCTTGCTGTTGCTCAGCTAGTCCACCTTGAGCAACGCCCTGTTGCCTTTTGATATCATCAAGAGTTAATTGTCCAGCCTGTGACGGCCCTTCAATTGGAGATTTTGCAAATGAGCTTAACTCATCTATCTTCTTTCTAACCTCGCCTATTGGGAAGTTAAAGTTCGCTTGAGTAGGTCTGCCCCCAAACATTCTCTTAAGTGAAAAACCCATTATTCGCTCCCTACCATATCGTTGTAGTGACTAACGTCCATTGTTATCTCGTCGTTATTATCAGGTGTTCTGTTAGATAGTGTATCTATCATGTCATTCTTTAACTGTTCCTCTAAACCTTTACTCTCTTCAGTACGCGGATCACCATGCTTGAAGTATGCTTGAGTCTTTGTAAATTGAATGATGTATCTTTCGAACTCATCTATATCGCAGATGTCAGTGTCATCAACTAGCCTGTTAGCGTTCCTAATGTAGAACATGACTAAGATACCAGCTCTGGCTTGCTGTGGATATAAGCGTATCTTACGGCCACTAGATGCGTCGTTTGTTCCTATCCATGTAAGGGTAGGCGTTGCTGATTGGTACTCATATATGTCTCGACCTTCAGCTTCGATAAGGTTCTTTTCTCTTTTGACTTCATGTGCCGCGGTATTAGGTGAGGTCAAGCTCTCTTTGAATAGTAGCTTTCTAACTTTGCTTGCGTATATATCCGCTGGATAATCAAGCTCTCTGCCGTTTGGCACTAATGTATACTCATATCTTGCCAGGAAATAATCTTCATAGAGCGTATGAATCTGAGACTCAGCTGACTCGATAGCATCATTGATCCATCTGTTTAGATCTGCCGTGGTGATTGAGTCATCATCTTGAAGATCTAGGTCATCAACTACTTGATCTCTAATGTCTGCTAATGTTCTACTCATAGCCCACCTGCTTTGAGACGCTCGTCTAAGTCGTCCATAATTTCCTGAATCTTAGCCATAGCATCTGATATTGCTTTGATATTATCTCTTGTAATTTCGCTTTCTTCAACCCTTGGTTGATCATAATCTATATCATAATTCATGCATTACCTCCGGCTTCTGATGATTTGTATTCTCCACCAGTGTTCTCAAGAGGAGCAATTCTAACTGACAATGCTCTTATTTCAAGAGCTTGACTACGCTTATAGCCGTATATTGTCCATCTCTTGTCATTCCCCGGAGCGACCTGTCCAGAGTCTAGCCTTAATCTTGTGTCTGATACTCTCTCAAATATTGTCTCATCAACTACAGCACCAATAAAGTAGTCGTCCTCATCAAACCTTAACACATCTTGAGTGATATTCTCAGGCCATTTTGCATTACCTTGAAGGTCAACAAATAACTGATCTGAGTTCGATGGATTAATTGTAACGTCCACTAATCCAAACGTATCTGACTTGTATAGATTAACTTTGGTTGGCTCGAATGATACCTGCTTACGTCTAAATCTAGCTGACCCTCTTGGGAATCTGCGCTGGTTAGATTGAGTTCCTGATAGTCTCCACTGGAAGTCATCATCTCTCCATACGAAATCATCTGACTGCCATATCCATCCAGATCTAAGTATGATCGGCTTCATATCTGATATGATCTCACCATCATCGTTGTTTGATTTGACACCAAGTACAGCCGGAACATCGGCAGTGATTGATAATGTACACTCATAGCCCCACTTCTTAATGTGTGGATTGCCACCATCGATTGCAACAGTTTCGTATTTATAATCAATACGCTCCTTCTCCCAATCAGTAGCCCAGTTTATGAATATATCACGCCTAACGTCTGACCTGTCGTCATCGTTGAACTCGTATATGTATCCGTTCTCATCGCCTCTGAGTACAAACTTCTGAAAGAATAGCAGTGACGAGAAGAACATTTGAATCCCACCGATCTTGGTAAAGCCACCCTTCTTGATGTTCATCACCCAGCATGAGTCGTTCTCTTGATCGCTACTGTCACTAAATGCCCAGTATATGAGCTCCTTTCTTGCGTCATATGTAGCTACTATCCGATCAGACTTCTCAATTGTAGAGACTAGCTCTGCATATGTACTGTCTAACTCATCAGTTAGTCGCTTTGTTTTGTAGCCATCAGTTATGTAGATACCGTTGTTACCAGCGAAGAATACTCCATCGTTAGTTCTGACTATACTGTTGTGTGATAGACAGCCAACTGTATCTGATATGATTCTCTTTCTAATATTACCCGTTCCATCTGCCGCGATGAATCCCTCAATCCTGTATATGAATGTCTTTGTGAATATAATAGGTAGCCCATTGATATGAGATCCACCAACGATCACATCGTCAAGATCTTCAAAGGCAGATTGATCAACTGCTGATGGTGCATTAGGGATAGACTGCACAAACCTGTATGGCCTAACCTCTTGACCTGCTGATGTCTCTTCTATCACATTCATATAGTATGCAATATCATTAACGATCATTAAGAATTTACACTTAGGTGCAGGGAAGTGTTCAGTTAATCCGCCCTCTGTGTAGAGCAAGATACCTGCATCATCTATTGGAGCACCGAACTCATCAACACCGCCAGTTAAAATGTCATCATCAGCAACGTTATCAATAAAGACTGATGGGTTACTGTATCCATTAGCTACGCTACCGACCTTGTAGTAAGTAGTAAGACCATCTTTAGTTCTGTATATACCTATTCTAACATTGGCGTTATCTATCCTCGCCTCATTAAGTACTGGTATATTAACAATCTCAACAGCATTTAAGGGATTGCCATCGATTATTACAGATGTTCCATGTGTTTCAAAGTAAACAGGCGACACGTTCTTGAACTTGATATCTTCAACATAGTACTCGTACTCATATATAAAAGCATAGGAGTACTGATGTGCTGGAACTGGACTAGGGTCTTGCTGTAGTGGAAATGCCATCTGGGTAAACGGAGCCAAGGGCTCTAGCTCTGGCAATCCAAGCCTTGTTGCTTTGTATACGTCAGGCCCTTCTGACTCCTTCCATACCCTCATTGGGTAGTTGTATTGAATCGGGTTGATAGTTCCTGAGTTTGTAACATGTAATTGATCTTGCCACTCTGCCGATGACGGGTAAGACGATTCGTCAGCTACGTCAAAGAAAGAGCCAAGGTCTGGATTGATTATAGTTTCGTTATTAAATCGCTCATAGCCAGTGACTATGTATGTGATGTTATCAAGATCAACAGCTTGAGCTGGATCTACCTGTACAGTAGTATGATCTACAATGAAATCAACATAAACCTTATCACCGCTGAGTAGTTCAGTTAGCTCCCAAGTCGCCGCCTTTCCATCGCGCACATCAGGGTTAATTGATATAGCTGATTGAAGCTCGGCATATGTTTTAGTTTCTGAGTAGTTACCATCTCGAAGTCTATAGAATGAATCGCCCTTACTGAAGAATGTTTCCTCATTGAGATTATACAATCCCATGATTCTTTCTGTAGTGCTTGCATTAAAGATAACTCTATTACCACTTCTCAGTCTTAGTCCGTTATCCTCTATGATAAAGTTGTCTGCTGTTTTGTATTGAGTGAGATCAGCATTAATGTAGTTCTCAGTGATACCGCCATCAAAGTTATTAATGTAGATTTGCTGATACTGTAATGGCATTAGATCGTCACCACTTTTAGGTTCACATGATTAGCACCTATCATCGCTACGTTTGCGAATAGGTAAAACTGCGAATCACTTACCTTCTCTATTGTAGGGTAGAACTCTTTCGGCTCTCCAGATCCTTCTCTATAGTAATATGTTCTTACGTTATCGTCGAACGTAGATCCGGCAGCAACATCAACCAATGCTCTGTACTTGCCGACAGACACTAGAGTCCAAGTGAAGTCAACACCGTTGGCCTCAAGCTCTTGAACAGCCTTCTGGATATTTAATGTGATAGGCTTTGAATCTGCACCAAGATGCTGATGGTTAGCCATCCTCTCCATGAACTCCTCTAGCTTGTCGAATACAGAGCTCCCTGTTTCTTTGTCATCAGGGATAGGGTAGCCACCATTAGTAAAATTTTCTGTACCTTCGATGATTGACATTATTCCTCCAAGACGACTTCAAACTCGCCGTTGTGTTCGTTTACTATCTTCATGATCTCAAACTCAGCCACTGGCCCCGCTTCTCTAATACCCTGAGATGCTTGGGCAGATACATATACATCAATCTTTGCTTGTATCTCTGCTGTCTTCGCTTGGATAATCAGTTGCCTTTCAATGTTCATGGATACTGTTGATTTATACACAGGCTCCTGACTCTCTTCACCAGTTATTGGATCGATGATAGGCCTGTATTCCTTAATGTCTTCTACTCTATCGAGTACAGATACTGTATGCATTATTATACCTTCACTATGTAATTGACTGAACAGTTTTTCATTCTTGTTTCTGTAGATGTACTTACTCCAACAGCTCCGCCTTGATGTCTGGTGTTCCATGATCCACTAAGATGATGTTCTGAGTTTGCATTTGTACCACCACCAAAGTTACCAGATTGATAAACTTCGTGAACGTGTTGTTCCATAGCGTGGCTTTGATAAGAACCAACATTATCCCCAGTGTTCCCACCAGCGTTCATTGCAGTTCTTGAGGCTTTGTCAGGGTCACGATTGGGGGGCGTTTCAAGAGAGCCAGCAGGGTCATCAACTCCCCTCAGTGTCATGCCTCGCATGTCTGGAATATGGAAAGTACTTGACCCATCTCCATTCCCCCATGCTTCACCGATAGCATTAAATAGATCTCTATAACCAGACCTGCTAACTATTGATCCGTCACACAGTAACCAACCAACTGGTATGTTATCTCCAGCGAATGGTATCACACTCCCAGATGGAAGCGATGTACCTACGCCCGATGCTGATGCTGTACTATTTGCCATTATACTGTCCCGTGATAATTAAAGATATCTACAAGGTCTTGATTTGTATAGGCCTCTTCTGTAGATCCCTCTATTGTTCGTGTTGTTATTGTACCATTGAAATGCATAACTGTCCCACTGTCGGTCACTGTAGATATTATGTCATTCTGAACCGTTACGTCAGATGGTGCTTGTGATCTTGCCTCATAAGATGCTTGCCAGTAAATAAATGCTCTATCAGTTGGGTCAACACCAAAGGCTTTTGCCCATTGTGTACCATCCCACTTTTGTACTTCCCATGACCCAGTGTAAGCCATCTTGTGATCACCAATCAAGTAGTCCTGAGACAGCTTTATCGGCTTGCATAATCCAGTAGCTCTTGATGATGGGTTAAGTATCCAATC